GTGGGAGGTGTCGCACGAACTTATATCCAAATCGTAGAATTTCCCTGTAGCACAATCATATATGCCAGCGACGGCATCGTCTGAATATGCATACAGTACAAATCTATATGGATTGTTCTGCATCTCCTTAAACATTTTATATAAACTCTTATAGTCTGATTTCTTTATATACTCAAACTTGCAATTCCGGTGGTATCTCGGTTTTGATAAGAACTCTTTTGCAGCTTCTGCTATATCAGCTCCTTGCAAAGAAGCAGGACATCCTAAATCTACAACGATACGTCCTATTTTCCCATTCTTCGCCCACTCCATCATCTTCTGTTTCCAAATTACTTTGTTGCCCCTAATCCATGCTTTTTGTGCACAGAGTCCGGTTTCCCCACAATCCTTCCACGAAGAAATACGTAACTTCTTCTTCACATGTGGTTTGGGTACTAAATTAGTTGCAGCAGCTATCAGATCTTCGTGCCAAAAGAATCCTTGGTCTCGGTTCAACACATGCTTAAACAAATCGCGATGGGCATCTATTGCATGCCTTTGCGAATTGCGTAAAGCGGCGTCTAACCCAAAAATTTCTGGTTTCCTCACGCACATCAACCTAATAAGCGCTTCCTGTAAATTGTCAACTGAATTTTCAAGAATAACCGAATCGTGGGCAAAATCCCATCCATACGATACTTTCCGTTGTCTCGCCTTGAACTTCTTACTCCGATCAAACCTCAAAAGCCCTGTTTCAACGTCGTAATATTGCTCTCCTTTTATAATCCTGAACCTTCCTGCGTTCTCATATCTTTTCCCAATAACCCTAGTACATGCCTCAATTTCCTTGTAACCGGTCCAATAAACGCCCTCAGGCATTGTGGGGTACTCAGTTATAATTGAAAATTTGAAGGCCTGTGTTTGCTTCTGTACGGACCAGTCTCTGTCTTGTTGTCGACTCCTGGCGATATTGGAATCGCCTGAGCGTTCCTTGCACCTGAAATCATACAGAGATTGATGATGTACATTATAGTGTTACTGGTTATCAGAATACGATTCTCGCCGAAATATCTCTGACTAATACCGGAAATAATATACTTGACTTGGGCGATTACGGCTTGATAAACGACCTTTCCTGCATCCGAAAAGGTGACAGCCCCTAATTGTTGCATCACGGGGTCAACTAATTCCTGGTAGACCTCGCCTCTGAACCATCCACTATAAATGGGCAGCTCCGTGATTGACAATTGCGTGTTCATGGAAAATGAGTTCAAACCCAAAAGTCTCCCCCAAAAATTTGCCACGAAAGTGTCGATGCGCTCAGTTTCGGTGTTGCCTAACGAAGTCACAACGTCGTTATTATCGACAAAAGTGATTTCATTTCGAGCGTCATACAGAGTGTATCCCAAAAGAATAGCGAAAGCTTTATAAGCCATACTGACGTCTTGATGATCCACACCATTGTCGGTTCGTAAAACGTAGATACGTTTAAAAACCGCTCTAAAAGTGGGCTCATTGACGCCATCGGCCTCATGAAAATGGTCTTCCGGATGTTCCTCTGGTTCCTCTGGTTCATCAGGTTCATCTGGGACGACTTCAGGTGGTCTCGCTAATTCGACAGCTTGTGCTAAAGCATCTTCAGCATCTGCCAACATTTGCGCCAATCTTGCAGCGTCCGCAGCTATCCTTTCAGCTCGTTGTCTCTCCTCCTCTAACTGTGCGTTCCGTTCTATCGCTCTTCGTGCCTCTTCCTCTTCCAACATCCTACGCCTGTCTTGAAACTGTTCTTCCAACTCACGGCGAGTTTCTTCCAGAAGTTGACGATGTCTATCTCGTTCTATGCGTAATTCTTCCTGCACATGGTCTCTGTACTGGTTAAGATACTCTCGATCGATATTGATGTCATCTTCCTTTCTGACTCTCTTCCGCAAGTCGTCGTTCTCTCTCTGAACGTTGACGATCCTTTCATAAGCCTCTTTTTCCAAGTTTTCGAGAATAGCATTCATTCTAGCCAACTCGTCGTTGAAATCGTCCTTGATGTTATCCGGCTTATTAGGGTCATCACCACCGACTTTCAACCCGTCTTTATTAGCGACACCTCCATTTCTGGGTAATTTATTAAGGTCACTTTTAAGACTGGCCAGTTTTTCCTCAAGCGTTTTCTTCTTATCCGCGCTCGAGTTGTCGGTTCTCCTCTTCTTGGCTCGTCTCTGCTTCCTAGACAATCCATCTCCGTCAGCACTCTCTATGTCAGAGTTCACCGGCTTACATTCGCCGCACTTGTATCCGAGAATACATATCGCACATCCACTCCTAACGTTCGGTTCAGGTTCGGTCTTAACATAGCTCACATCATCATCATCCCGAAGTCCTTTGCTTTTCTGCTGGCCAACCTTGTGATAATGAAATGGTTCTGTACACCCTACTGTCGTACACTTAACGAAATTGTTCATGTCCTCCATGTATTTCTTCTTGGCAATCCTAGCAGCAGCGGGATCCTTAGGCTTATCGCTCTTAGGTTTTTGTGTCCACTGCTTCTTGTCGTGCCAATGTCCATTGCGCCTACAATCTACACCACTTGCACATGGAGCAAAAGAAACTCCATTATTTTTCTCGACATCGTCACTGTTAGTCCATGATCCGTTATTGCCGTTCAAAGCCGATTGAATTTCAAAAATCGAAATCTCGCCCCTAAACAACATAACACTCAGATTCTCAAAATAAAGTTGAACAACCCCATCATCGTCCTCGAAATCTCTAACGAAGGGTGGTGTGGGTATGTTAGCGGGGTAAAAATTTAAGAACCATCGGATTGATATAACGGGATAGTAAATTATTTCTCCATCGTCTCTCACATATGCAACTAGATTCGTTAATCGAAACGGATC